CTTAAAGTTTTCCCTGGAGGTTCTCTTAAATTTGCCGGCGGTGTTTCAGGGTCTTCATACCGGATGTATTCGGCGGCTATCGTCATCATTGATGACGTGGACGCTCTAAAGCAGGACGTGGGCGGAACCGCCAAATCATCAGGTGAAGGATCGCCAATCAAATTGGCTAAAGCCCGAACTGACGCCAGACAAGGAAAATATAAAATGTTCATCAATGGAACCCCGACAGACGAGGAAAATTCCTTAATCTGGAAATCGTATATTGACACAGACCAACGTAAATACTTCGTCCCGTGCCCCAAATGCGATCATTATCAAATTTTAGATTTTTGGAAAATTAAATTTGAGAAAGATGAGAAGGGGAAAATCCTTGGTGACCCTACACTTATCTGCGAAAAATGTTCGTTTGAGATTAAAGAACATCACAAACTTTCCATGATGGCAAAAGGAAAGTGGATGGCGACCACCGAAACAAACAACCCTTTTAAAGTCGGACGCTGGATCTCCTCAGCATATTCGCTTTTAGGTTATACCTGGAAAGACATGTGCCAAGATTTCATGGATGCGTCCAGGGCAAAAGACAGGGGGGACTTAACCCCTTTGATAACGTTCTACAATACACGACTGGGGCTCCCCTTCTCATCAAAAAAGAAGATGGCGAAAGTGGAACATTCGAAATTGTACAAATTGAGAGAACATTACAAAGTGGTTCCAGAAAAGGCGGCTGTTATAACAGCTGGAATCGACATTCAAATGCAACGGATTGAAGCGACAATCGTGGCCTACACCGAGGAAGAAAAACGTTATTTTCTTGAACATGTGATAATCGGGGGCGATCCCTGGATCAAATACGGTCAACCCGGTTCCCCATGGGATCAGGTCGAAGGTTTGATAAATCGTAAATATCTAAATGATTTCGGATCACAACAACCGATATTGCAGACCTGTATTGATATGGGGTATTGTACTGAAAATGTCGGAGATTTTATAAACCATATGCTTTTGAAAGGAAAGGAAGTTGTCGGTGTTTTCGGATCTTCTTGGTCTGGAAAAAAGAAATCTTTTCTTGGGGAAGAAACCGTGAATAAATACGGAGTTAAAATCCGTGAACTAAACGTAAATGAAGGTAAGCAGCGGACTCATAATCAATTGTTGAATATAGAAGCAACGCAAATGATCCATTTCAATCATCACCCATCTTTCTCTGAGAATTTTTTCAGGCAGTTGACGGTGGAAACACTGAAAGGAAAAACGGTAAATGGGAAGAAGGTGCTTTACTGGGATTGTCCAGAACATGCGTCGAATGAGGCGACCGATACAACCAATTATTCTCTGGCCGCTTTTGAGATTTACAACGAGTTTGGAATTGATTGGGACGATCATATCGAATGGAACAAGAAGGGTTGTAAAATCGTGAACCGCCACGGTTATGAAATTGAAATGCTAGACGAAGGAGTAAGGGTATGATTTTTGAAGTGCAGCAAGATATAAAAATCGGTGATGTTATTGGATATGACCTGAAAACAAAGAAAATACTCAGGATTTTGGACAATTCCGACTTCCATCGGGTGATAAATCAAGGAAATCTTATCGAAAATGCGTCGAAATCGCTCGAAAAAGGGGAAAAAATAGAACTTGATATACAAAATGATACCGGAAAAATGACCGCGACAATAGCCGCTGTAAGGCGTTTAAAGCAGGTTACTAAGACTTTACAGGAAGGTAAACAAAAACAAGAGCTTATGAAAAAGGCTAATTTGATTAAAATCCGTTGATTTTCACTCTATTTTTTTTTTTTTTTACAAAAATTATTTGTAAAAAGAGATTTGAAAAGTCTAATAATTTCAAAGAGGAAAGGCTTAAAAATTCTTGACAGTTTCTTTTTTTTAAGTCACGATAATCTACAAAGTTAACTTTTTGGAGATATAGAAATGGCCGAAACAAAAAAGAAAACTGTCACGAAAACCGTTAAGAAAACCGTTAAGAAAACCGTTAAGAAATCAGTTACTAAGACCAAAAAAACTTCAAACGATGCTTACCAAAATCTTGTCCTTGAGAAATTCCCCAAAGCCGTTTGTGAAAAATGCAAAACCGGATTTTCCGTTGTAGATCAACAAACTTCAAAATATTTAATTTCGGGTGTTTGTGAAACAGAAGATGACGCCTGGAAAAAAGCCGCATCTCAGGTTTTATAATGGCTGGACTTACTTTAGCCGATGCTGAAGCGCGTTTGGCTGATTGGCTTTTAGCCGACGCAGCTGTCGCAGACAATCAAACGTATTCTATTGCGGGACGTTCCCTTTCAAGAGCCGACGCCAAAGAGATCAGAGAGAATATCCAATATTGGAATGATTGGTGTAAGGAATTGGCTGAGAGTGAATCCGGTTTAATCGTATCTCAATTCGCCCCGACAGATGATTGATACTTTGCTAGATAAAGCAATAAATTATATTAGCCCGAAATGGGCAAAAGATCGTCTTGAAAATCGTTATGAAGCCCAAACAATGAGTGGACGTTATGAATCCGCTAGTACTACAAATGCGATTTTCCAGGAGTTTATAACATCCACGACGGACGCCGATAGTTCGGTCACATGGGACCGGGACAGGTTGGTTCAAAGATCCCGCGATAATGTTCGGAATGTTCCTGTCGCCACCGGATTGATCAATCGTATTTGTGATCATGCTATTGGCGATCGTGGATTGACGTTACATCCTCAAATAGATCGACAGACATTAGGAATTTCAGAAGAACAAGCGGTTCAGATTCAGAGGAATATCGAGGGAGAATGGAAAATGTTTTCTGAGTCTAAAGAAATCGACATCGAACGAACTCAAAATTTCTCAGAAAAAACTTACTTGACTTTAAAATCCGAACTCGAAGGCGGAGATTGTTTCACGCTTTTAACGAATGAAAATAGAACCGGATCACCTTACAATTTAAAATTGCAATCTCTTGAGGGAGAATTTGTTTCCAATCCAGATAATAAAGTAGACACTGAAAAAATGGTTAAAGGGGTTGAGAAAGATAACAACGGCGCCCCTATAGCATATTATTTTTCCAGATGGCATTCTGGCGATCGGATACATGTTGGTAGCAACTCATGGCAGAGACGAAAGATTTTTGGAAATGGTGGAAGACGAAATATTTTACACCACCAAAATCAAATCCGTTTTGGACAAACCCGTGGTATTCCTATATTAGGGCCGGTCACTGGAAAGCTTGTCCAGTTGGAAAGACTTTCCTCTGCTGAATTGTTAGCCGCTGTGATCAATTCGTATTACACGATTGTGGTCCAGGGTAAAGTTCCCGACACAGCTCTAACCAAAAAGGCTCCCAGGGAGACAACCACATTAACAGCGGATGATAAACTGACGCTGGGGTCGGGTTCCATTATACGTGCAAAGGAGGGGACAGAGTTCAAATCATTCGATCCCCAGCGTCCTAATCAATTGTTTGAACCGTTCTTTTTGGCTATGGTTGCTGAGATCGGTGCAGCCATAGGTGTTCCAAAAAGTTTAATTTTGATGACGTTTGATAAATCGTATAGTGCTAGTCGTGGGGAAGTTCTTCTTGCATGGGTATATTTCCTAGCCAAAAGAACGCACGTCAAAGTGAATTTTTGCCAACCTGTTTATGAGGCATTTCTTGACGAGGCCATCGCATCAGGTCGAATTGCAGCACCGGGATATTTTTCTGATATGCGAATCAGAAAAGCGTATCAGGGATCTGCTTACAATCAGTGGACAGGTCCAACTCGACCGGCAATCGACGAATTGAAAGAAGCTCAGGCGAACGCTGTTTATCTTGGTTTGGGAACACAAAGTAGACACGAAATCACAGCTAAAACAACGGGTCGAGATTGGATAAAAGTAAATGAACAACTCAGACTTGAAAATGAACTCAGGGTTGAATCTGGCCTAGAAGAACCAATTGAATTTGAAGAAATAGAAGACGATGAAAATTCTTGATATTTTAAATGAACCTTGGGGAATTGTCCCGGAGAAATTTGAGCAGATTTTACAGGTTTATAAATCCCATATGATCCGCGGAGAAAAACTTGATTTTGAATCTCGTTTGAAAGAAATGCAATTGGAAGATAAACGAGAATATCGCGTTCAAAATGGAGTCGCCATAATCGACGTGATCGGTCCCATCACAAAAAGATCTTCTTTTTTTTCCTTGTTTTTTGGTGGCGCTTCTACAGAATTGATTCGAAGTCAGTTGCAACAGGCCATAGAAGATAGTGGGATTTCGGAGATTATTTTAAACATTGATTCCCCTGGTGGAACAGTAGACGGCTCTTTTGAGCTAGCGGATTTTATTTTTGATGCTCGGAATAAAAAGAAAATTAGAAGTTTTTCCGATGGGATGATTGCGAGTGCTGCTTATTTAATTGGCGCAAGTACTGAATCCATCACAATCACAGGAAAGACTAATCAAGTTGGCTCTATTGGAGTCATTGCGAAACGTTTTGATTTTTCGAAAGAAAATGAACAATTTGGATTTGTCGTACATGAGTTTGTATCTGGTAGATTTAAAAACATAATGTCCGCAGATCAGCCCATGTCCGATTTTGCAGCGCGAGCAATTCAAGATGATGTAGATTATTTATTTTCCATTTTCGCAACTGATGTTGCTGATAGACGAAATATGGACTTGCAATCCATCATTGATATGGAGGCAAAAGTATTCATCGGCCAACAGGCCGTTGATGTAGGTCTGACTGACAATGTGTCGAGTCTAGACCAAATGATAAAGGGCAGTGTCCCTAAAACTTTTAATAATATCGGAGTAAATACGATGAGTGAAAAATTAACAATTGAAATTCTTAAATCGGACCACCCCGATTTATATCAGTCGGTTTTGGATGCTGGTAAAGTTTTGGGGGCGAGCGAAGAAAAAGAACGGATTTTGGGAATTCAGAAAGCCGCCTTCCCAGGTCAAGAGGAACTTTGTTCTGAACTTGTTGGAAATTCTTCTGTATCAGTTGGCGAGGCCGCTTTGAGATTTAATTCAGCTGAGAAATCTATGAGAGATCAGGCCAAAGCTGATATCGAAGCTTCCGCACCGAAACCGGTAGATGTCAACCCTACACCAGAAGGAAAAGCAGAACCGGGATCAGAGGAAGAACTTGATTTTGACGCCGAAGTTAAGAAGTATCAAACCGAACATAAATGTACAAAAGGCGAAGCCATTCGGGAAATTGTAAGAATTTATCCTGAAAAGCACAGTGTTTGGGTAGAAAAACAATCGAAAGGAGGTAACTAATGTCCGGCAAAATCACAAAGGAAATCGTCACATTTAGAGCTGGCGAAGATTTAACATGGAAAAGTCGTGTTAAAATTGAATCTGGTACGACCACGACTCCACCCGAAGTTGTTTTTGCCGATCAAGGCGAACAGGCCATTGGGGTTGTAGATAAAGCTGCTTTAGATGGTGAGTTAGTAGCAGTTAGATTAATCACATGGGGTGGCACTCTTGAAGGAATCGCGAATGATAGTTTCGCAGTTGGGGCCACTTTGTATGCTCACGACGATGGGGAAATCAGCGATACATCAAGCGGTTCCGCAATTGGTGTTGCTCTTGAGGCAGCTTCAGCAGCTGGCGATATCGTCGAATACATGCCCTTTGGAGTTCTCTCTACAACGGCAGCCACAGTATCTATTGCAGATGCGGGTGGTTTTACAAGCACAACGACAGTCGAAGCTGCACTGCAAGAAATATACCAGGATCTTTTGAGTGCTCAAAGATTTCTGGCGATCCCCCTTGATAATTTCAAAGAGGCCAGCACTTTTGATGTTGGTGCAATTGCAGCAAACGGCGGTGTTTTGGCCAGTGACACAACCCCAATTCGTGATGCAATCAATGGTGGCACTGATGGTTGTCAGCGGTTCCAGTGGGTCGCATCTAACAATGATCAAATTGTGACTCAATTGCCGCTTCCTCCGGATTTGGACGTGACTGCCGATATTGTGTTGCATACTAGAATTAGATCGGGTGGAACAACGGACGCGGTTGGATTTACTGTAGAATCTTTTTTTAATGAAGGTGATACTAAAGTCACAGATACGTCTGAGACTAACCAGACCGCAACTTGGGCTGAAAAGATCACCACTATTGCAGCAGCGGATATTCCAGCCGGTGCACAAACGTTAACGATCGGGTTGACTCCCGTGGCTCACACCACTGATACTATGGAAATGAGTGCGGCCTGGATTGAGTACACTCGCAGCATTCTAACATCATAATAGGAGGATAAAATGGGTGTATCACCAACTAGTTCAACCACATTACAACGGCCTGATCTTGGGGAATTGGCTCTTGAATATATGATGACCCCTGCAAACATGGGTTTGATGGGTCTCGATATTCTTCCTCCTTTCCCTGTTGTTGAGAAATCGGCCGATTATCCTGTAATTCCAAAAGAAGCTGTCCTTCGAGTGCAGAATGTTAAACGCGCCGTTCGTGGGAATTACAATCGTTCAGATTGGCAATTCGAGACCAAAACTTATAATTGTGAGGAAAGGGGCTGGGAAGAATTAATCGATGATGCTGAGCGCAGATTGTATCAGCGTTATTTCGATCTTGAGATGGAAGCAGTCAACAGAGCATTGGGTGTTGTTTCTTTGGCCCAGGAAGTTGATATTGCGACATTATTGTTTAACGCGAGCACTTTTTCCGGCGCCACTTCTGCGGTGACAACTGAATGGAGTACAGCGGCCACAGCAACACCAAGAGCTGACGTCAATACTGCCATTCAAGCGATGTTAATCAATCCTGATTCAATCGCGATGTCTTACAAAGTTTTCCTAAATTTGGTTAATACTGATGAATTGAAAGAAGCTTTGAAATATACGAATCCAATTGAATTGGGCGGCCTTGAAGTTCAGCGAAGAATTGTGGCTCAGTATTTTGGATTGAACAACGTCTTTGTAAGTAATGCCAAGAAGACCACTTCCAAAAAAGGTCAATCTGCGACTGTCGTAGATGTTTGGGACGACGAATACGTTCTGATTTTCAAAAGAGCTAATGCGGCTAGTTTGAGAGACCCGGCTTTGGGTAGGACCTTCTTATGGACAACAGATAGTCCAAATCCGTTGACAACCGATCAATATCGGGAAGAACAAACACGAGCCACCATTTATCGTGTTCGTCACAGTGCCGACGAAGTTGTTCAGTTTCCAACCGGAGCCGGATATCTTCTTTCTAATATTACTGCGTAATATTTTGGGCCGCGAAAGCGGCCCTTGGGGAATCTATGGGGCAGAAAGAAAACGCCAGACTTGTAGAAAACACAGGCGGACAATTAAGATTTTTGCATCATTATGAATTAACAATTTCCGACGCTGGAACGGGTGGGGGACAATATCGATTTTACCAATCTTTCTTTTGAGGGTGGTAGAACCAAAGCGAATCATATAACGATTCACAACGATGGCTCCAATGATGTTTGTATTGTTTTTGATAATGTAGGTAGCACAATAGACACATCTGATCGGAATACGTATAATTCGCCGCCAAATTGGCAGTAGAGGATTTTGACGAATAAAAATGAAAAAAGAAAACGTTTTGAAATATGTAATCTACCCTTTTTTAGTTATAATGGGAACCGCTTTAATAATTTACCTATTTTCCTTATGGGACAGCACTCTTGCAAAAGAGAACGATGTCAAAGAGCGCTACCTAGAAAAACAACAAGCAAAAAAGGAATATATCAGTACGATAAAGTATGTCGAAATAATGGGCAACATACATTCAATTCAAGCCCAAGTTTCCCTTTTGAGAGATGATGTTAAGATGATGATAGGGATCTTAAAATTCGTTAAAATAAAACCAACCCTTTCTCAATGCAATAGCGAAAATAAAGAGTGTAAGGAAAAGGATTGCAAACTAAAATTAGCCAAAAACGATGCCCGGTGATTTTTTAACAGACGATATCCCATCAATGCTTTTGACAGCCGAGTTCGCCGATGAGGCCACGTTGATCCCAAGAACTGGAAGTCAAAGAATTTTCAATGGAATTCTAAATGAGATTCTTGAGGCTGGCGATCAATATCGGGAAGGCGGAATTGTTGATTATGAAGCGATCTTCACTTGTTCGTCTTCTGATGCCTCTGGGATAAAACTATATGACACTCTTTTGATTCGCAATGTTTATTACGAGGTCACCAACGATGAACTTCCAGATAGCACCGGAGTTAGCGATATAAATTTGAGACGTGACCCAAAACAGGAACCAGGGAAAACTAAAATATGAAAAAGCAAAAATCAGATAAGGAAAAAGTCATCATACCAAAGAAAGATTTTAAAATCTTTTTTCCGCCGCTGTATGATATACAGCTTATCAAGGGGGAGGAGAAACCCGTCCCCGTTATGTTTCTTGAGAATCTTAAAACCGAAAAAGTTATATAGGAGTTTAAAAAATGGCCCTAAGTGATCCAAGAATTATATTTTCTATTCATTCGATGACAGTGAAAAATAGAGCCACTGGATTGCCCTATGGTACTTTGGAGGTTTTAGGAGACGCTGCTTTGAATTTTCCAGCTGAAACAGCTAAACTTTTTGGTGGTTCGTCAAAATTTCCTTGGGCCGCCGAGGTAACTCAAATTGATAGTACCATCACAGTAGAGGCCAGAGCGCTTCCAGATTTCGCTTTTGAGCTTTATATGGGCGCCAGTGTGTCAACAACCGCCGCAGATGCATCGGGTACGGTTTCAGCGTTATCCAATGATGTTGGAACAAGTGTTTTTGATGCTGCCACAGGGATCGCCACTGCAACTTTAAAGACCAACGAAGAAGGAAACATGAAATTTGGACGTTATATTGTTCGAGCTGTGAGCGCCACAACTGTCGATGTGTATGCAACCACAAGCGTTCAATTTCTGAGAGGCACTGATCTTGATTATGTTGACGATACTTTGAAAATCACTTCATCCGCCTTGACAATTGCGACAGCCACAGCCGTAGAAATACCTAACACAGGTATTGAATTGACCGGTGGGTCAGGTACAATTGGAATGACAACCGATGATGTCGCATATTTTGACGTCGTTCCACCACATTCAGGAATATCTGACATCACCATTGGACAAAAAGGCATCAGTTTTCCAGAGCACGAAGTTATTATTTTAGCCGAAGAAAGGTCAAATGGGGATTTGTTTGAGATTATCGGATATAAAGCCACCGCAACTGCCGGGATGGTTATTCCCCTTGAACAGGGTGGTTTTTCTATGCCAAATTTAGAAACAACGTTGCTTTATGATAGTTCTAAAGGTTCAATCGGGCGAATAAGGACGGCTGCTCAAACATTATAAAATAAGGAGTTGCGCCAGATGCAATTACATCTTTTGAATCCAAGACCAACACAAGTTGAGATTGACAGGGTTCTATACGACCTAGCACCCATGTCACTTAAAGCCTTGGCTTGGATCGACGAACAATATAATACTTCCGAAGACCCCAAAATCTATAATGGGGTCGATAACATCAATAAGATTTTAACCAATCAATCTGATTGGGACACCTTCGTCAATTGTCTTTGTGAGGTTGTATATTACCTTCTCAAAGACAAAGAAACTTTCCCTGCTGTTTGCGATTTCAAACGAACAATTCAAAATTCCAAGAAAGAAGTTTCAGCCATAGCTAAATTGACGGTCGCTTTGTCTGAGACAATAGGAAACTCTCAACCTCAAATAGACGATGCTGAAAAGGAGTTGGAAATAATTCGTTTAAAAAAAAAGATAACAAAGTT